CCGCTGCGGCCCTCGGTGGAGATCACCTTGCCCTGCCAGGGGTAGCACTTGGGGCGGGCGGTGGCGTTGATGCGCACCCACACCAGGTCGTTGCCGTAGTCACGGTTGCGGTCGAATACCGCTTGCCTGGCAGCGTTGGAGCAGGTGGTCTTGATGTCCATCTGCACATAGGCCTCGGGGCTCCACTTGTGGCCGCCGTTGTCGATGAAGCCGGTGATGCCCACCTCGGCCATCTTCTTCACGGCGCTGCGCACGGCCTGCTGGCGGGTGCTGACGCCGGTGATAACCTTGCCGGTCTCGGCGTTCAGGGCAGTCTGGGCGACGTCCATCTGTTTGAGGATGTTCGCCGCCTGGTACACACCGTCCTGGTAGGCTTTCCAGGTGCCCTCCAGCATCACGGTGTTCACCAGGTTCGTCTGCTGCACCGCCTGGCGGGAGTAGGCCGTCAGCTGCTTTTGGATGCTCTCCTGCACGGGGATGTTGGCGTCATGGAGCAAGCCCTGACGGGCGGCTTCCAGCAGCTGCGGCTCTTCCTGGGCGATGGCCTCCAGCATGGCCTGCTCAACGGCCAACTGGATCATGGGCTCATTCTCCTTGACGTACAGTGCGATGATGGCGGCGCTCTCACGCTGGATGGCGCCCATCTTGGCCAGCATCCTGGTCTGGTAGGAGAAGGAACCGCTGTTGCCGGTGCCCTTCACGTTGAAGTGCCGCGCCAGGTTGATCAGCAGCTCATCCACGCAGGCGGCGTAGACGTCCACAATGGGTTGGGAGTACCGGAAGGGATCCAGGGGCATGCTTATTCACCACCCAGGAAGAAGTTCTCCACGGCCTTCTGGCTGACACTCTGCTCCTTCTGGATGGCCGCCAGCTTCTTCTGGGCGGTCTCCTGGTCGCACTGGTCGATCTCCATGATGGCGTCCAGCTTGCTGCGCAGTCCGGCTTGCACCAGCGTGATATTGCGCTCCACGGTGGCGGAGGTATCGTCGAAGATGCTGTCGTCGAAGGCAATCACCGGCGTGACCTCGCCCGTGTAGTCGCAGAGGAAGGCCAGGGCGCGGATCATGTCGAACAGCGCGGACTCGATGATCTTCTCGTTGCGCTTGATGGACTGATACAGGTCGCTGTTCTCGGCCACGACCTCCTTGGCGGTCTTGACCACGCCGCCCTCGAAGCGGTAGCGCCCGGTGCCCAGGCCGCACTTCTTCGACACAAGGTCGATCATGCGCTGCATGCCCTGGTCGTGCTCCGCTACGCGCAGGGTCATATTGCTCTCGGTGAGCACCTGCTTGCCGTCTGGGGACTGCTCCAGCACATGGAACACGGTGTCCTTCGGGTCGAAGCGGGGCTCCACGGCTCCGCCCTTCTGCAGCTGGATGGTGGCCAGGCTCATGGGCACGTACACGCGCTTGCGGCCCAGGTTGAACTCGTTCACATAGCTGTCGTACACGATGTCGCAGCCCTTCAGCTGCTCAATGGCCGTGGCGAAGATGGCCGCGCCCATGGGAGAGGTCAGATCGACAGCGTTCACCGCGGCGGGACGGATGAACTGGAACAGCGGCAGCGAGGAGCCGGTGGCCACGTCGGTCTCAATGCCCTCGGGAGGATCCACCTCCGCTCCTTTCTCATTCAGCCACACATTATGGATGTGGTACATGCCCTTTTCCTGCGTGTGGATCTGGATGTAATAGCCCAGGGACTTATCCACCACCACCCGGCTGCCGAAGGCGCACTCGGTGATGCGCTGGCCGTGCCACTTCAGCGGGTAGATCATGTCGGCGGTGATGTAGTCGATCATCGGCTGATCGTCCGCGCCCATGTACTCCACCAGCGCGCCGGTACCCATGGCCATGGAAAGCTCCACCAGCCGCGTCGCCATGGCGTAGAAGTCGTTGGCGTTCAGGATCTCCTCCAGCCGATCGAAGCCGTCGCAGGAGATACGCACCTTATCGTTGAGCAGCAGCGTGGCCATGTCCTCGCAGACCAGCTTCGCCATGCCCAGCTGGGCGCGGTCGCGCTCCTGACGGTCGATGCCGTTGTAGATCCAGTAGCGGTGGAAGTCCTTCACATAGCCCTGATACCAGCTTTTGAAGGTCTCCACCCAGGAGCGCCACTCGGGCGCGGGTGCGGTGTATCCCTTGGAGGTAAGGTACTGACAGATCATAGGTTCATTCCTTTCAAGGCGCGGTCAGTAGATGAGCTCTGCGGGAAGGTGACGCCCATGGCGATCATGGTCTCGATCATGTTCTCGCAGCTGTACTCCATGGAGTCCAGGGAGTCGATGTTGTGGGCGCCGTCGTCCAGACGGACATCCTCGCCGATGTGCTTCGGATCCCAGATGGCGTCTGCCAGGGCCGAGGCGAGATGTTCGCAATGCGGCGCCAAATAAAAACGCCCTGCGGCCATCATCTGGCACACAAAGCGGATACGGTTGATAATAGGTCCCTTGCGGGCGTTCTGGATGTCGATCACCACGCCCTGGGTGATGCAGGCCGCCCGCAGCCCTTCCATGAGCACCTGCTCGGCGGAATCGGCAAAGCAGGTGTACACAGGCCAGCGTGCCTGGCAGCGCCGGACGAAGGCCACGAAGTCGCTGGCCAGCACCGCGGGGGAGATGATCTCCCGGCGGTAGTATTCGTCCAGCACGATCATCTGCTGAAAGCCCAGGGTGAAGCCCGTGCAGGTGAAGGAGTGGGCGGATCCGTTGGAGCCGAAGTCCACGCCGATCTGCACCAGCTGCATGGGCGGCAGGTCGCCCTGCCAGATGAAGGGGCTGGCGTCGCCGGCGAAGTCCTCGTAGATCACACCCTCCACGGCGCAGCGCTCGCCGTCGATGTCCCGGCGGTACCACACGGTGCCGGGGGTGTACTGGGCTTTGATCTCCTCCACGCGCTGCGGGGTGATGGTGGCGTTGTCCGTGAGGGTGAACTTCTCATAATTGCACCCGCCGGGCAGCTTGCCCCGGGTGTGCTTCTCCCGGTAGGCGTCGATATAGTCGGTGTAGATCTTCGCCTTGGGGCTGGAGGGGTTCAGATCCCAGAAGAACTTGCGCAGCTGGGCGGCGGCGGTACGGTTGAAGGCTTCCTTGATGAACTCATCATGGTGGAGGTTGATCTCCGTGGCGATCCACATGCCGTAGGAGTTGCCGCGGATCCGCTTGAAGCTGTCCGCCTTGCCCGCGCCCACGAAGATAACATACTTCATGCCGGTGCGGGTTTTGACCTTCAGGCACTCATTGTCCTTGTACTTGCCCCACCGGCAGCGGCCGCGGAACTGCGCCTCCATGCCCAGACCGTTGCAGTCGCCCAGGTTGAGCTTGGCGGTGGCCAGGGTGGCGGCACTGGCCAGGTGCAGCTTGTCGCGGGTCTGCTCCAGCTCGGTGCAGAAGGCGAAAACATTGTCCACCGTCTTGCCGGCACGGATCGCGCCCTCGGCGATGTTGTACATGTTCGCCCGGCACGCCCGGATGTAGCGCAGGTGCTTCTCGCCGAAGATCGGGCGATAATGCCGGGTGAGCTTACGCATCGCCATACACCTCTTCGCGGGTGGCGTCGATGTCCTCTTCCTCGGAATCATCCGCAGGCTTGGAACGCCACTGATCGGGGCGGCGGTTCTTCAGAAAGAAGATCTGCGCGGTGACATTGGGCAACACGTGCTTGGTGACGCGCTTGGTCTCCACCAGCTCCATTTTGCCGGTCTCAGGGTTGCGGACACGCTCCTTCGTCACTTCGTCATAGGAGTAGCCCAGGGCGGTTTTGAGGAGAGCGTTTTCGACCTCCACATCCACCACATCCTTGCCCTTTTTTAGGGCCTCGGAAATCTCGGGGAAACGCTTCTTCCAGGTGTAGAGCGTGTCAGGGTTGACGCCGCACTTCCCGGCGATCTGCTCCATGGTGAGGCCATCCCGTGCCCAGGCTGCCAGCAGCAGGAGGCCGTCCGGCGTGAGCCAGTATTCATATTTTCCTTTGGCGATGGGGAGGGCCTCCTTTCTTCAAGATAGGCGACAAAAAAGAGCGCCGGGGTTGCTCGGCGCTCCGATGAGGGGAGTTATGTCAATCCAATTGGGGAGCGTATCTCCCATCTCTGAACATCACGGTGCCATTTTACCACGCGCACCATGGACAAACAACGACATTTTGGATGGTTTGTCAGCCGTCCAGGGCCTTCAGCGCAGCGTGCCGCAGCCGGTTGATGTGCCGCGTGCTGTAGAAGAACAGCCCGGAGATCTGTGCGTCATCCTGACCGCAGCAGTAGTACAGATTGAGCAGATTCCTGGTCTTGTAATCATCGACCGCGCTGATGACCGCGTCCACCCTGGGCTTTAGCTGGCCGATCTCATCCTCCAGCCTGGCAGCGATGGGCAAAAGGCCTTCGTACAGCTGCCGGGCAGCGGCGGCGGCGTCGTTGGTGCTGCGCCGGACACCTTCGTAATCGAAACCGTTCACGCCGTGGGGACGGCCGTCGCTGCCGCAGGCCTCAAGCTGCTTGCGGACCATGGCCAGCTCTTTCTGCTTATCCCGATAGGTCGTAAGAAGCTCGGCTTTCGTCATGGGTCACATCCTCCAGTCGTATCTGCTGGCCCTGGGATTGCGCTGCATACTTGCGCAGCTGCTCCAGGGTCCATTCATGCGGAATGTTCGACAGATAGTCCACGGTGATGTATCCGCTGTCCTTGTGATAAACGGTCTTTCTAATCCTGATGTCGCCCTTGTCGATCATCTGCTTGTAGGCAGCGCGCTTGACGTCGGTGAGGGTGCCGGGCGGCCACAGGTCAACGCAGGGAATGAAGGGAGGTTCGTGAACGACTGTCACCTTGTTATACCCCCTGAGGAGTCGAATTGATTCCATCATTGTCGGGAATTTCTTCGACCCTGATGAAGATGCCGGGGATGTCATTCCAGAATTTCTCCGTGATCTCGCAGCAGACCTGGGCGTCGTCATGCCAGAAGCGTAACTTGGTCATGACGTCCTTGAGGGCCTTTTGCAGGTTGTCGGTGTCGGGTTTGGTGAGCTTGTACTCGCCGCTGCGGTGGTTGCCGTCCAGCGGGAACAGCCACTTCACGATCAGCCGGACGCCGCCGTCCAGGGGGGCGGGGAGCTGATGCGCGGCCAGGCTGTCCCGGAA